ACCACCCGGTTAAAGCATACGTCAATGACGACCCGATGCAACTTTATGTAATTGCAACGGACGCGACGTGGACGGCAAAAGCTACGGCTCGTGCCGCAGTTTTTGCAAACGCTAACTTTTCAACCGCTATTACAGGAACAGACGCTACTGGTGTTTCGTTGGGTCGCCTTGCGATCAGCACGATTGCCGCCACGGCTGCTCTTCAAATGCGGATTATGGGTTGGCTCGATGATCCAGAGAATGCTGATTTTGCAGCGGCTGGTATTGGTGCAATCGTTAGGTTGAATAACCACTTCAATAGCAATAACGGCGCTATTGTGGCTGGTACTCCTTCAACCACTGGCGTATAGGAGGATTGAAAAATGGCTATTAGTAGAGCCCAACTAGCAAAAGAGCTAGAGCCGGGACTTAACGCCCTTTTTGGCCTTGAGTATGCTCGGTATGATAACGAATCTGCTGAAATTTATGACACTGAATCTTCAGAACGTGCATTTGAAGAAGAGGTGATGCTGTCTGGTTTCGGGTCAGCCCCCGTTAAATCAGAGGGTTCAGCGATTTCTTTTGATGATGCACAAGAAGCATATACCGCAAGGTATACGCATGAGACTATCGCGCTTGCTTTCTCTATTACGGAAGAAGCAATCGAGGATAATCTTTATGACCGTCTCGCTTCTCGTTACACAAAAGCTTTGGCGCGTAGCATGGCCAACACCAAACAGGTGAAGGGTGCAGCTACCTTGAACAATGCTTTTGATAGCGCGTATACCGGCGGTGACGGTAAGGAGCTTTGTGCTACGGATCATCCTCTTGTTAACAACAATGATCTTCGTAACACACCCTCCACGGTGGCTGACTTAAACGAAACGAGCCTTGAGAATGCACTTATCGACATTGCAGCTTTTGTCGATGAGCGCGGCCTTAAAGTCTCGGTACGTGGTCAAAAGATGATTGTTCCTGCTGCGAATCAGTTTGTGGCAGATCGTCTTCTTGAGACCACGCTTCGTCCTGGTACGGCGGATAACGACATTAATGCTACACGGAACATGGGAATGCTTCCGCAAGGCTATGCCGTTAACCACTACCTTATTGACCCGGACGCATGGTTTATCATGACCGACGCACCTCGTGGCTTTGTCCACTTTGAGCGGATGGCCATGTCTACCAAGATGGAAGGCGATTTCGATACAGGCAACGTACGGTTCAAGGCCCGCGAGCGTTATAGCTTCGGTTACTCTGATCCGCGTTGTGTGTTTGGATCTCCTGGCGCGTGACTAATATACCAGGAGGGGGGAGACCTCCTCCTGGTAGTTTCTGGGATTACATATCCTTAGCGACTGCCCCAGCAGACGCTTACACGACGCTAGGGAATAAAACCTTTGTAAGGAGGAAGCCTCATGGCTAACACGACATTTAATGGCCCCGTTCGTTCTGAGAACGGCTTTGAAGTAATCAACATTAATTCCACTACGGGCGCGGTCACGACTACGCTTGATATTGACTCTACTGGTGCTATTGCCAACCCCACCGGAATGATCGCCGCTACGGGCGCTAAGACGCAGATGGCAAACGCCTTTGCTGCCGTTATGGTCAAAAACACTCATTATCTTGCTCCCGCAGATGGGAACGCTTGTACGGCGACATTGCCCACTGCTGCAACCTCTACTGCTGGCGACGTGATTATTGTTGATTGGCACGCTGCCATGTCTAACGGCCAAACTCAAAAGTTTGGCACGGCGGGCGAGTTCTTTGAGGTTAATTCGGTAGTGTACAAAACAACCACCGTACTTGCCTTTATTTTTGCAGCGGATGTTGCGGACGGTAGCGCGGACGACTTCCTGAACATGGTTGGTCTAAGCAATGCAGGTCCGGGTATCGGTAGCCGCATCGTATTCTCTTTTAACGGTACGGTATGGCGGGCTGACGCAGTCTCTATGACCTCCGGGACCGGCGCTGCTGCTGGCACTTCGGTCTTTGCCACATCTTAATTAGTTGAGTGGGGGCCTTCACAGGCCCCCGCTCCTTTAGGAGGAGCTTGATATGGCTGATGCCGTAACTACCACGTCAGTAATTGACGGCGATAAGAGAGCCGTAATTTACTGCACTAATACCAGCGATGGAACTGGTGAAGCCGCTGTTGTTAAAGTGGATGTATCGTCTCTTTCGTCTCTTCAAAACGGAACGGCGTGCACCGGGGTAAGGCTTGAAAAAGTAGTCTTCTCTACTGCCGGTATGGCGGTAAAACTTCTGTGGGATGCCACGACAGACGTTATCGCCGTAGAATTACCCGCTGATTATTCCGACACGCTAGATTATTCAGATGTAAGTGGTCTTCCCAATGTTGCAGCCGCTAGCGGCAAGACTGGGGACATAGTGTTAACGACGCTAGGACACACGTCTGTTGATACTTACTCCATAGTTCTTCACTGTTTGAAAGAATACTAAACATCATGGGCGATGTTGAACGACAAAATGAAATAGACATCGTTCATATTCGTGGTGAATTAAAGCTGTTGTCTGAGAAGATAGAGGTCATAAAGTCAAATGATCTCCATCATATTCAGAAATCAGTGGATACAGTAAATAAAATTCTGTGGGCTGTTGGATTATTAATAACTGCTCAATTGGCCATGGGAATTAAAACGGCGCTTTTTGGCTAAGGGATAAGACATGGCAACTTCTGGATCTGCTGATTTCAACCTAGACATGGCCGAAATAACAGAGGAAGCCTTTGAGCGATGCGGCCTTGAACTCCGCACGGGGTATGACTCAAGGACTGCTAGAAGGTCTTTAAACCTTCTTTTCGCAGACTGGGCCAATAGAGGTCTTAATCTTTGGACAGTTGAGCAGATAACTCAGACAATGGCGCAGCTATCAACTTCATCTGCTGTCGCAACCTATCCTCTTGGTGCCATTACTATGAGCGTAGCCGCGTCTGGTTCTTTTTCTATAGGCGAGACGATAACCGGAGGCACCAGCAGCGCAACTGCCGAAATTATAACTAAGCCCTCTGCAACCACCTTTACGATAACTGTTCCGGTGGGGACATTCGCTGCGGCAGAGACGATAACCGGATCGTCGAGCGCGGCCACGACGACGGTATCGGCGGCGGTCAGCCTGGTTGATTGTCAATCGACAGTGGATATTCTTGAGGTTGTTCTACGAAGGAGCGGCGAGGATATCGGCATCACCAGAATCAGCCGGCAGGAATATCTAACGACGCCGACAAAGACCACTCAGGGGCGCCCTACTCAAGTTTACATAGATCGTCAAATAACCCCCACGCTAACGGTTTGGCCAACTCCCGAAAACTCAACCGATTCTTTGGTTTATTATAGAGTCAGACGTATTGAGGATGCAGATGCCGCCACAAATAATCCAGATATACCTTTTAGGTTCCTCCCGTGTCTTGTCGCTGGCTTGGCGTTTCATATCTCTCTTAAAAAGGCTCCTCAAAGAACTCAAATTTTGAAAGCGTTTTACGAGGAGGAGTTTGAAAGGGCAGCGTCTCAGGATATCGAGCATGGGATTCCGCTTCGTCTTGTTCCAACATACCAGTCAATGAGGTTCTGATATGCCCAGGTATGCTGGAGGTAAATATGCACTTGGGATATCTGATCGATCAGGTCGTGCGTATTCTCTGACGGACATGGTCAAGGAATGGAACGGGTTTTTAGTTGGAAGAGACGAGTTTGAATCGAAACAACCGCAGTTAGACCCGAAGCACCATACTAACGACCCACAAGCGTTGCGAATAAGTAGGCCCGATAGAACTGAGCCTCCTACAACGGTACTCCTTCCCTTCAACCCTTTCACGTCTGGGGCCAGCGGGTCAGCGGTTATCACGGTAACTGAGCCGGGTAATGGAAGAAGCACAGGAGATACAGTACGGTTTAGAGAAGTAGGGCCTTTCGATGGATTTACGGCAAGCGCGATAGAGAATTCCAGCGGGTTTCCAATTACAACGGTTGATTCCGATAGGTATACCTTTACGTCTGGTGCTGGAACGGCTTCCACAGGAAATATCAAGGGCGGTGGTGGTTATGCTTCGGCTGGACCCATAACGGTGAGTGCGTAATATGGCTTATACTTTTACAACATTAAAAACGGCTATTCAGGACTATACCCAGAATACGGAAACGACATTCACGAATCAGCTATCCAGATTTATTATAAATTCTGAAGAGCGAATTCTAAAGGAATGTCAGCTTGATGTTTTTCGTAGAAACGTGGCGGGGAATCTAACTACTTCCGGTAAATTTTTAGCAAAACCGGAAGCTTTTTTATCCCCCTTTTCCTTGAGTATAATTGTAAGCTCGGAAAATAAGTTTCTTCTGTATAAGCAGGTAACTTTTTTACAGGATTATACGCCAAACCCAGCCACTACGGGAGAACCTCTATATTATGGGGATTGGAATGATGAATCTTTAATAGTCGCTCCGACACCCGATGATGATTATGCCGTTGAATTACATTATTTTTATAGACCAACTTCAATTACAGCAACTAGCGATGGGACCAGTTGGCTTGGGACGAATGCGGAGCTAGCCCTTCTGTATGGCGCCTTGGTGGAAGCTTATACTTTCATGAAGGGCGAGACTGATTTATTGCAATTATACAACGCCAGATTCCAAGAATCTTTACAGTGGTTGAAGAATCTTGGAGAAGGCATGCAAACCCGAGATGAATACCGTTATGATCGTCTTCGGAGAGATGTTGCATGAATGATCTTAAAGGAGCTTCTGTAGCTTTAGTCGGATTAGGGGATTCCCAGCGGGAATACACCTCCTCTGTGGCTAATGGAGCGGAATACGATGAGGTGTGGGCTGTAAACTCTATGCTGGCACCTATTAAGCATGATCGAGTGTTTATGATGGACCCGCCATCAAGGTTTTTTGATACCGACTTAGCGGGTAAGCAAACAGCCGCTCTTAGAAGAGAATTACCTAATCACCCTGGTCCTATCTACACATGTGAACTTGATAGCAGAGTTCCAGGGGCCGTTCTTTTCCCGCTAGAGAAAATCATCGAAAAGACGGGGCTTTGTTATTTTAATAACACAATCCCCTACGCCATAGCTTTTGCCATATACCATGAAATAGGAAAACTTTTCTTATATGGCATAGATTATTCCTACAGAACTAATCTGCATATGGCTGAATCAGGGAGAGCGTGTACAGAATTTTGGCTTTCCGCCGCTGTAGCTAGAGGTATGCATGTGGACGTAGCGTCCTCCTCCTCCCTTCTGGACACAGATGTTCCTATAGAAGAGAAGCTATACGGGTATCACAGATTGGATGATCCCTTAATAATGGATATAAAAGAAGGCACTCTAACGCTGATCCAGAAATCAAACATTGAGCCCCCGGAGCCTATGGACAATCAACCCGTTCTATTTGAGAAAAACGATAAAGTTGTTTCCATGCAGGGGAAGGTATAATGCTTGATGTAATCGGGGCTGGTTCAGTCGGTAGTATAGATGTACTCACTTCTGATAATAAAGGTCATTCTATAGAAGAAGTTGCCCAGATGGCAGCGGATAGGATTCTTTATGTTGCTGATGAAGCACCTCCTCCCATACGGGATCAGGCTATAGCATTCAAGGATACGCTAAAGCAGACACTGATTTACTATATGTTGCAAGCGGTAGAGCAAGACAGAGCAACAATTTGTGCTAAACTAAGGCAGAACGGTTATTCCGATTTAGCCGATAATCTAAGGAGTTTATAAAATGGCTATAGCTCAGGCAATGTGTACTGCATTTAAGAGCGAAGTTCTACAGGCGACACATAATTTCAAGGCTTCTGGGGGTAACAGTTTCAAACTAGCCCTGTATGCGGAAGGCGGTGGTGGGAAAAGTAGCACTACGGCTACGTTGGGTGCAACGACTACCGTTTTTGTCACTACAGGTGAAGTGGCTTCTAGTGGTACATATGTCACAGGTGGTTTGGCGCTTACTAATATTGACCCCACCACTGGCGGAACCACCGGGTTCGCGGATTTCGCTGATAAAAGTTTCACGACGGCGACTATTACGGCTATGGGCGCTATGATCTATAACGATACAAATGGTAACAAAGCTGTTTGTATTTTAGATTTTGGGTCTAATAAAACCAGTACTTCTGGCACGTTTACTATTACCTTCCCTGCGGCGGCTGCATCAACGGCCATAATTCGTATAGCCTAAAATTATGGCTGTCGGCTGGGGACGAAGTACATGGGGATCGGACAGATGGGGAACAGCCCCTGATGTTTCGGTTGCTGTCACGAATGTCGCGGGTACAGGCGCAGTTGGAAGTGTAGCAGTAGCAGGTACAGCACCTGTTTCGGTAACAGGTATTGCGGCAACGGGGGCCGTTGGAAGTGTAACAACTACAGGGGCATCAATTGTCTCCGTCACGAATGTCGCGGGTACGGGGGCTCTTGGCTCTGTTATAGTCATACAGAATCCGAATGTCGCTGTCACGAATGTCGCGGGTACGGGAGCAGTTGGTAGCGTTAGTGTAACAGCAACTGTCCGAGTCGGTTGGGGGCGAGGTACATGGGGAGAAGGTGTATGGGGGAACCCACTTGATGTCGATGTCGGTGTTACGAATGTCGCGGGTACAGGCGCTGTCGGAACGGTTGTC